ATGGCGGGACGCGGAACGAAAAGCACGGCGGCCGGAAAGGGCGCCGCGGCGAAGGCCGGGACGTGGACCAGGGCGAAGGAAGAGATCTTCTTTCGCGAGCTGGCGATGGTCTGCAACGTCACCTCCGCGCTGCGCGCGGCGGGGATGCTGCGGGCCAGCCGACAGGTCTACGACCGGCGCAAGCGCGATCCGGAATTCAGGGCCTCCTGGGACGAAGCGATCGGCGAGAGCTATGCGATGCTGGAGATCGAGATGCTCGAGCGGGCGCGTCTCGGCGACAATCGCCCGCCGCCCGCAAGCGCGGCCGAGGCCCGCAATCGCGAGCTCCCGACGCGGCTGGGCCTTCAGCTGCTGCGCCTGCATCGCAGCCAGGTGAAGGGGCGAGTGCCATCGGCGCAGCGGCCGATGCGCGGCGAGAAGCTCCGCGACGAACTGGAGAAGAGGCTTTCCGAAATCAACCGCCGCCTCGGCGGGGCCGGGTGACCCGGCGTGGCGCCGAAGTGTCTTGCGCGGCTCGATGACGACGAGTTGGCGACGCGCCTCTCGCTTGCCGAGCGGATCGCGCTGCTCCCGGCCAGGGAAAGGCGCAAGTTTCTTTCGTCGCTCAAGGGCGACAAATTGTTCGAGTTCGTCCTGCGCTGGGTGATGTGGGCGCGGCCCGGCCAGCTGCCGCCGCCCGGCGATTGGCGGACCTGGCTGATGCTGGCGGGGCGCGGCTACGGCAAGACCCGGGCCGGGGCGGAATGGATCCTTTATCTGGCCGAAGAGACGGACCTGCGGATCGCGCTGGTCGGACCGACGGAGGACGAAGTGCGCAGCGTGATGGTCGAGGGCGCGTCGGGCCTCCTCGCCTCGGCCCCGGCCGACATGCGTCCTGAGTGGGAGCCCTCGCGGGGTCTTTTGACCTGGCCGACAGGGAGCCGGGCCTTCGTCTATTCGGGCGCGAACCCGGAGAGCTTGCGCGGGCCCGAGCACGATTTCGCCTGGTGCGACGAGCTTGCCAAATGGGCGGGCGCCGACGCGGCCTGGGACAATCTGATGTTCGGCCTCAGGCGCGGCCGTTACCCCCGGGCTTTGGCGACGACGACGCCGAGGCCGACGCCGCTGCTGCGCCGCCTGGTGGCCAGAAGCGACGTGGCGCTGACCCGCGGGCGGACCGCCGACAACGTCCTGCTCGCGGAGAATTTCGTCGACTATGTCACCGCCCTCTACGGCGGCACCAGGCTCGGGCGGCAGGAACTGGACGGGGAATTGATCGAAGATGTCGAGGGCGCGCTGTGGACGCGGGCGTTGATCGAAAAATGCCGCGCCACCGCCATGGGGACAGTCACGAGTGACTGTCCCCTCATTCGCGTCGTGATCGGCGTCGATCCGCCGGCGAGCGCCGGCGGCGATGCCTGCGGGATCGTGGCGTGCGGCCTGGGCGCGGACGGGGCCGGCTATGTGCTCGGCGACCACAGCGTCCGGGGGCTGAGCCCCGAAGGCTGGGCGCGCGCTGTCGCCGAGGCGGCGGCGGCTTGGAGCGCCGACAAGGTGATCGTCGAGACCAACCAGGGCGGCGAAATGGTCGAAAGCGTGCTGAGGAGCATCGACGCGGCGCTGCCGGTCAAGCCGGTCAAGGCGCGCTTCGGCAAGGGCAAGAGGGCCGAGCCGGTGGCGGCCCGGTTCGAAGCCGGCAAGGCGAAATTCGCCGGCGCCTTTCCCGAGCTCGAGGATGAATTGTGCGGGCTGACCGTGGGCGGCGGCTACGAAGGTCCGGGCCGCTCGCCCGACCGCGCCGACGCCATGGTCTGGGCGATGACGGAATTGCTGCTGGGCGAGAGGAAGGAGCCGCGGGTGCGGGGGCTATGACCCGGATCGGTTGAGAAGAAGCCCGCGATCGCATTCGGCGAGCTGGCGGAAGATCGGCGCCGTATCGCGCAGGTCCGCCGTATATAGGGTGGCGCCATTGCGGACGATCGCCAAAGCGAAGCCGTCCGGGTGGCGGCGGACGAGCTGGCGCGCGTTGAAGGGGAATGCAAAGCCGGGCAGCCCCCGGCCGGTGAGCGAGCCGGAGGCGATGGCCCGGACCGGCTCGCCATCGACCGTCAGGCCAATCCCGGGATAAAGCGTGTCCTGGACGATCGCGCCGACCGCGCGAAGGCCATCGGCGTTGACGGTGACGGCCGACGCGCCGGGTTCGCGCGAAAGGTCGATCGCGACGACGTCGGTGTCCGTGACCCGCGTGGCACGGCACAGGCGGCCAAGCCGGTCGACGCCCCATTCGGCCGCTTGCGGACCGGACCCGGCGGACCGGGCACAGGCGCCCGCCGCGAGACACGATGCGGTGACGGCGAGGACAATGAGCGATCGCATGGCGCAGAGCTACCATCGTTCGGCGCAGGGGCGAAGCGGCGGCGCTGAGGCGCAAGTATTTGTTTACCGCGCCTCTTAACAGCCGGTTGACCAGCGGCGGACTAGAAGGGGCGCAATCGGCCTTGGACTAGGGGTGACTGCCATGAACAAACTGATTCTCTTCGGGGTGATGCTGGCCTGCGGCGGAGCCGCGAACGCACAGAATTCCGACCAGTGCTCGCCGGAAGATTCGCCGGTGATCGACCGCATCGATCTTGCGACCGTGGATCGGCCGAGCGCGAACAGCGCGGTGCTCCAGGTCGACGTTGCCGCGTCGCTCGACGGGCGGACGCTCCATTATTCGTTCCACGCGTCGGACGGCTCGATCCATGGCGACGGTTCGCGCGCGACCTGGAACGTGGAAGGCGACGGGCCGTTCGAGGCGACGATCGAAGTCTCCTCGCCGGGCTATCCGTGCGTCTCGCATGCCAGCGTGACCTTCCGGCCTGAAGAGCAGGCGGAGATTCCGTCCGAATAGCGGCGGCGCAAACAGCACGGCCTGAGGGCCGCCCGGGCAACCGGGCGGCCTTTTCTTTTTACGGCCGGTGAGGGAGATCGACATGAAATGGTTCGGCCGCAAGGCCGCCCGGGCGACCGGGCGGCCTTTTCTGTTTGCAGGGTGGCGCGGGATGTTCGCGGGCGAGCCCTGGCCGCGCTCCTACGAGGCGCAGGTGCGCGAGGCCTATCTCGGCAATCCGGTGGCGCAGCGGGCGGTGCGGCTGGTCGCCGAGAGCGTGGCCTGGGCGCCGGTCTATGCGTCCGCCGAGCGGCCGGCGGCCGTCGCCCTGGTTCCGCCGACCCTGCTCGAGACGGTGGCGACACAACTCCTGCTGCACGGCAATGCGTTCGTGCAGCTGCTCCAGGACGCCGACGCGATGCCCGCCGAGCTGTTCGCGCTGCGGCCCGAGCGGGTGAGTGTGGAGGCCGATGCGAGCGGCTGGCCGGCGGCCTATGTCTACAAGGTCGGCGAGGCGCGGAGCCGGATCGCGGCGCGCGACGGATTGGGCCGGCCGGGCGTGGTGCATCTGAAGGCCGCGCATCCGCTCGACGACCATTATGGGCTGGGCTGCCTCAATGCCGCGGCCGGCGCGGTCGCGGTCCACAATGCGGCGGCGAAATGGAACAAGGCCCTGCTCGACAATGCGGCGCGGCCGTCGGGCGCTTTGGTCTACGATCCCGGCGACGGGGCGGCGCTCACCGCCGACCAGTTCGAACGGCTGCGCGCCGAAATGGAGGCGCAATTCGCCGGCGCCGACAATGCCGGGCGGCCGATGCTGCTCGAGGGCGGGCTGAAATGGCAGGCGATGAGCCTGAGCCCGGCCGACATGGATTTCGTCGGGCTGAAGGCGGCGGCGGCGCGCGAGATCGCTTTGGCCTTCGGGGTGCCGCCGATGCTGCTCGGGCTGCCGGGCGACGCCACCTACGCCAATTACCGGGAGGCGAACCGGGCGCTGTGGCGGCTGACCGTGCTGCCGATGGCGGCGCGGATATTGGGCGGGATTTCGCTCGCGCTGGGCGCCTGGTGGCCAGGGCTGCGGCTCCAGATCGAGGTCGACCAGATCAGCGCGCTCGCCGAGGACCGCGAGCGGCTGTGGCGCCAGGTGAGCGGCGCCGAGTTCCTGAGCGACGAGGAGAAGAGGGAGATGCTGGGATTTGAGAGGACGCGGCCATGACCGACGCCAACGCATCGATGCTGGCGCTGCTGGTCGCCCAGGCGGAGGGGCAGGGGGCGGATCTGGTGACGTTGCGCGCGCTGATCGAGGAAGCGAGCGGGGTCGGGGCGGAACGGGCGCTGTCGGCGCTCGGCCTCAGGGACGAATATGCCCGGCGCGACATGGACGATCTGCGCGAATTGCTGCGTGCCTGGCGCGACGCGAAGAAAACGGCGGGCCAAGCGGTGGTGAGCTGGGCGATCAGGATCCTGCTCGCACTGCTGGTCGCGGGCATGGCGGTGAAGCTGGGCCTGCTCGAGGCGATCCGGCCGTGAGGTTCGCGGGGTACGCCGCGATCTTCGGGCGGCCCGACCGGGGCGGCGACGTGGTGCGCGAAGGCGCTTTCGCGGGATCGCTGGAGCGAGGCCGGGCGGTGCCCTTGCTATGGCAGCACGCGCCGGGGCGGCCGATCGGGCGGATCGAATATCTGAAGGAGGACAGGCGCGGCCTGCGCGTGATCGGGCGATTGTCGCAAGGCGCGGCCGGGCGCGAGGCGGCGGCGCTGCTGAAGGAAGGCGCGGTCCGGGGCCTGAGCTTCGGTTATCGGGTCAGGGAGGCCAGCGGCGAGGCGCCGCGCGAGTTGACCCAGCTCGAGCTGGTCGAAGTGAGCCTGGTGACCTTTCCGATGCAGCCCAAGGCGCGGGTGCATGCGCTGGAAGGATGATCGGGGTCGAGCCGCATCGCCAAGCATGAGCGAGCGAGAGAAGAGAAGCGAGATTCCGGCTTTCGCTGGAATGACGGGACGTGGGTGCAATCAATATAATGAGGAGACAAGACATGTTGGAAGTGAAAGCGGATGCGCTGGAAGCGTCGTTTGAGGCGCTGGAGCGGGAAGATGACGACGTCGCGGCCCTGAAGGAGGAGGTCGCGGCGCTGAAAATGCGGGTGGATGCTCAGACGATTGCCGGAGCGCGGCCCGCGCTGGCGGGGGCGAAGGCCGAGCGCTCGCCGTTCGTCGAGCGCTATCTGAGGAAGGGGCTCGAGGCGGGCGTCGAATTGAAGGCGCTGTCGGGAGCGAGTGACGCGGCCGGCGGCTATGCCGTGCCCGAGGAGCTCGACCAGGCGATCGAGCGGACGCTGACCGCCATTTCGCCGATCCGCGCGATCGCCAATGTCGTCAAGGTCGGCTCGGCCGGCTACCGCAAGCTGGTAACGACGGGCGGGACGCCATCGGGCTGGGTCGCGGAAACCGCGGCGCGGCCCGAAACCGATACGCCCGACTTCATGGAGATCGCGCCGCCGTTCGGCGACCTCTACGCCAATCCGGCGGCATCGCAGGCGATGCTCGATGACGCCGCGTTCGACGTCGAGGCGTGGCTGGCGAGCGAGATCGCGGCCGAATTCGCCCGGGCGGAGGGAGCGGCCTTCGTCTCCGGCAACGGCACCAGCCGGCCCAAGGGCTTCCTCGCGGCGCCGAACAGCGTGGATGCGGACGGCGTGCGCGATTTCGGCACGCTGCAGTTCATCAAGACCGGCGCGGCCGGCGCCTTCCCGGCGTCGAACCCGCAGGACAAATTGATCGATCTGGTCCAGGCGCTGCGCTCGCCCTACCGGCAGGGCGCGGTGTTCGTGATGAACTCGGCGACCGCGGCCTCGATCCGCAAGTTCAAGACCGACGACGGCGCGTTCCTGTGGCAGCCGGGGCTGCTCGCGGGGCAGCCGGATAGCTTGCTCGGCTATCCGGTGGTCGAGGCCGAGGACATGCCGGACGTCGCGGCCAATTCGCTGTCGATCGCGTTCGGCAATTTCAAGGCCGGCTATCTGATCGCGGAGCGGAGCGAGACGCAGATCCTGCGCGATCCCTTCACCAACAAGCCGTTCGTCCACTTCTACGCGACGCGGCGGATCGGCGGACAGGTGATGAATTCCGAGGCGATCAAGCTGCTGAAGTTCGCTGCCTGAGGCGGCGACGCGCCGGGCGGGTTTCCCCCCTTTTCCGCCCGGCGCACCCTTGTTTCCCAAGATGTGAGGCGGCCATGGCTTTGTTCTTTGCCGATCTGGTGCGCGAGGTGAGCCTCGGCACCGGGACGGGCGATCTTGCGCTCGGCGGCGCGCTGCCCGGGCACCGGCGGTTCGCCGACGCGGTGCCGCCCGGCGCGCGATTCCATTATGCGATCGCCGGCATTACCCACCCCGAGCAATGGGAAACGGGCGAGGGCGAAATCGGCAGCGGCGCGACCCTGCTGCGCGGGCCCCTGGCGTCGTCCGACGCCGGCGACGCGGTCGATTTCTCGCCCGGATTGAAGACCATCGCGCTGACCGTCGGCGCCGCCTGGTTCGCCGGCCAGGAGGAAGGCGCGGCGATCACCATCGCCGGCGTTGAGGGGCTGCAGGCGGCGCTCGACGGCAAGGCCGGCCTCGCCGGCAGCGCCTTCACAGGCGGCATCTTTGCGCCCACGCTGACGCTCGGCACCGATCTGGCCGTTGCCGACGGCGGTACCGGCGCCTCGTCGGCGTCGGCGGCCCGGGCCAATCTCGGCCTGGGCTCGCTCGCTACCCAATCGGCGGCGAGCGTCGCGATCAGCGGCGGCACCGCGAGCGGCCTTTCCAGCCTCGACGTCGCCGGCGATTGCGACGTCTCGGGCGCCTATAAGGTCGACGGCGTCAAGGTTGCCGGCAATCGCGTCACCGGCTGGGGCGTGCCGACCGGAGCGGCGTCGCGCTCGGCCTTCGACACCGCCACCGCCACCACCGGCCAGCTCGCGCAGAAACTGAAAGCGCTGATCGACGATCTGCGCGCCCACGGCCTGATCGGAAGCTGAGATGGACGGACGGGCGATCGCCGCCGGCGCGCTCGGCTACGCCGGGCTCGGCATGCTGACCAGCGACATCGGACACACAAGGCTCGCCGAAACCCTGCGGGCCCGCGGCGACGCCCGCGCCGCGACAGCCGGGCGGGACGGCGTCGCGCGGGCCGCAAGGCCGGACGCGGCGCGCGCGACCCGCCCCTGAGGAAGGACAGACGATGAGCTTCTATCTGAAGGACCCCGAGGCCCGGGTCGATTATGCGATCGACTGGGCCGATTATCTGGACGGCCAGACGATCGCGGCCAGTAGCTGGACGGTGGAGCCGGCCGAGCCGGGCGGGATCGTCGTCGAGGAAGACAGTTTCGAGCTGTTGCGGACCGCGGCGCGACTGAGCGGCGGGCTGATCGGCCATAGCTACGGCATTTCGAACCTGGTCACCTTGTCCGACGGCAGCGAGGATTCCCGCTCGATCACCTTGCGCGTGGAGGAGAGATGATGGGCACGATCATCGCGCAGCCGGCTCCGCTCCCCGTCCCGCTCGCCGAAGTGAAGGCCTATCTGAGGCTTTCGGTCAGCGACGAGGACGCGCTGCTCGCCGGCCTCGCGCGCGCCGCCGCCGATATGTGCGAGGCCTTTACCGGCCGCGCCCTGATCGAGCGCGCTGTCGAGGAGATTCTGGCCGCCGCGGGCGCCTGGACCCGGCTCGGCGCCGCCCCGGTGCGCGCGATCCTGGGCGTGGAAACGCTGGCCGAGGATGGCGAGGCGAGTGCGCTCGCGGCCGAGGACTATGCGGTGGATATCGACGCGGCGGGCGACGGCTGGGTGCGGCTGCTCGCCGGGTCCGACGCGAAGCGGATCCGAGTCTCCTATCAGGCCGGAATGGCCTCGGACCCGAACGGTATTCCGGAGGCGCTGCGGCACGGAATCGTGCGGTTGACCGCGCATTTGTACATGCGGCGCGATGGCGCCGAGGACACAGCGCCGCCGGCCGCGGTGACCGCCTTGTGGCGGCCGTGGCGGCGGCTGCCCTTCGGCGCCGTTCAGGGACGAGGGGCGAGATAGGAAATGGCGATGTTCGATTCATTGATCGCGCGCGCGGGCCGCGCGGCGGACCGGCGCGCGGCAGACCGG